TCTAAACAATGATTTAACTTGTTTAGCACGACTCATATCTGCAACAGATTTACCTTCAAGTGCATCTTCTACTTCCTTCTTAGATGCTAGATTGCCAATAGAATCAAGAACGATAATCAACTTATCACCACGATTTATATCAGCTAATTGTTGCATGATATCAAACTTCAACTGTTCAATGTCAGTTAAAGGTGTGTGTAGAACTCTGTCCATGTCAATCTGAAATGTTTCAAAATATTTGACAGGTGTTCCAAACTCTGAATCATAGAACAATAACACCGCTTCAGGGTATTTGTCCATGTATGCTTTTGCCATCAATAAACTGAAGGCAGTCTTAAAGTGTTTCGATGGTCCGGCCCACATCGTAAGACCTGGAATAATACCACCATCTAGTTTACCACTTAGTGCCACATTAATCATTGGCACATCTGTTGGTACCATATCCTTTTCAGTAAAGAATTTTGATTTAGATAGAATTGCACTATCTTTAATTGTTGAATTCTTTTTCAACTTGTCCAATAAACTCATAATATTTCCTTTTAAAATGTTCCACCCTCAAGAGAATTCTTCCGAGGTTTAATCTCTACTATGTCCGATTTCTTTATGACTTCTGTATCTTCCATGAACAATTCTACACTAAGTGCTGTCGATTTGGCAACCTCTTTCTTCTTCTTTACCTTAGGTTTGGATGATTCTATGGATTCTAATTCTTCTTCTTTTAATCTTAGGTATGTTTGATTAGAAGCAATCAATAACAAAACGGCAAGTGGGTCAAATACCACAATGATAATAAGAATAACCAGTCTTACAGCTTTATCTATAAAACCGGCATCATCTTTTGTATAGAATAATTCGGCAATGTATTGAATCGGACCTACTTCTGCCAACAGAGTGTTTTCTTCTTTCAGTAGAGGTAACTTTTCATTCGACAACCTTTTCATCTCAGCTTGCACTTCTTGTATTTGAACATCAATCTTTCGTGATGCTGTTGCTGGGTCGCCGGCTCTTTGAAGTAAATAACTCAATCGTTCTTTTGCAATCTTCTCTTGTGTTTCTAATGTTTTTAACTGAACACTATTTGCACCAATATTTACATTTGTATCTAAATGTGCTTTAGATAAGTAACCAAAAATACCCATTGATGTGATTGCCATCAATAAAATTATGGCAATCAAAAGATAGTAACGCATTGCTTGCATTGTAACAGACCAATTGTTATATAGCCAAGAAATTGTTACCAATTTAGATAACTCTAATACTGTACCCATCACAATAATTGGCCAGTATGAACCTGGAAATATCTGTGCAAGTCCGATAACCGAATAGTAAGCAGCAACTGCTGATAAAGCAATTGCACTAATAAAAGGTAACAGGACTTGTATCATTATGGGTTTGATTTTGAATGTGGCACATCAAAGACAAAGGTGATTCTTGTGCAATCACCAACATTCTCCGCACCGTGTAATAATTTATTATTGAACCACAACAATGTACCTGGTTCAACAATCACTTCTTCATTTCCAACCATATACTTATATCGACCTTGAATTGATAAATGATATCTATCTTTCGTAAGGTAATAAGTGCCTTCATCTATGTGTCGGCCAACTGTACCACCAACTTCTAATGATAAAAACCCACATCGTTTGAAATGTTTGAAATGTCTTTTGAGAAAACTAATCATCTCGGTATGCCTGTAGTATGCAGTAGTTGGAATACAAATCTCACTATCACCAACAAAATCTTTTACATCTGTTACGCCACCAATAACTAACTGCAATACACCAGCAGGCAAATCATCAAAGCCACGGTCAATCAAAGATTGAGCACCTTCTAAATCCTTTTGATTTCCCCAATCTTCTGGATATTGTTTCAGTTGATTAATTATCTTTGAAACATTGATGCCTGTTTTAATGACACGAATATTATCCAAAGAAACTCTCCAATGAATTAATTTCAATACTTTTAAATCTATTCAGTTCCATATTTTCTTTATGTTTTTTAGTTGAAATAAAAACCATATCTTTTTTATTGGAGTAAGGTAATAACATTGTTTTTCCATGTGTTGGATATTCCATAGTTCTAAATGGTATTTTTAATTTAGATGATTCTTCATAATTATGCATTATTTGTGCAATTAGATTTGGATAAAAATAACAAGAAGGACTGTTTTTAATACCAAACATCTCTTTAACATTTTCACCACATAATGTAGTTATTTTTAGTGGATTTCTTTTCTCTTTTGGTTTATAATTTATATCATCACTAAAGATTTTTTCAAATGTTGGTTCATCATAATCAAACCATTCACCATTTATGTGAAATTCTCTCAGTTGTTTATGATATTTTTTCTCTGTAAAGAAACTATGTTCCTCAGACCTACATTCAATTTGATAAATTACATTTAGAATATTAGGATTTCCAGTTTGTAAATCAGAAAGTCGTTGTTCTACATTATTTGCTTTACCAATTTTTATTGCTTTAGATTTTTCATCTAATATGAAATAAACATAACTCATAATTTATCCAAAGAAACTCTCCAATGAATTCTTTTTCTCAGTCGACCAGCCCATACAATCAAGAATCACTTTAATTGGTTCAACAAAAGATTTATCAAATTGTGTATCGTAATCAATATACATCTGCATATCAAACTCTTTTGGTAATCTTTGAGGAAAAGATAATACTGAATCTTTAAAAGGATTTGGTTGCTTAAGATAGGTAAATTTTAACTTCTCACCTTCTTGAATGAACGGATATTTTTTATCTAAACCTTTTTGTTTAAGATAATGATTGTATATGATTGCACCCTTAACATGAATAGGTGTGCCTTTCTTATACATCATAACACTATCAGAATATGTTTTCAGTCCGTTCAAACCTCTTGGGAAAGAAATATCTTCAACAGGTAAATTCTTAAACTCTGTTTTGAAGTCATCGATAAACTTATGTATATCTTCTTCGGTACCATTCAACATAATACTAATTGATTGTCGCATCTTCTCACGAACAGCTGCAGGTGTCGATGACTTAACCATCTCAAGACCCATCACTTTGATTTGAGGTTCGTTATATTGTACACCTTCATTGTTGTAGATGTTTAGAATATATCGTTTCTTGGCAGTCCAAATACCTTTATCAGAAAGACCTTCACGTTTCATTTCCATCTTTTGTTTGTATGCGTGAACATATTCAGCAAGTTCTTTATAACTCGCATCAATAAACGGTTGGATTTTATCTTCACATACACGGTCCATGAAGGTAATAACTTGTTGTTTGTCAATTCCTGTAGAGGTAGAAGCTTTCTGTCCCGTACCATACACTTTGTCAACAAGTGGACCAAAGCGGAGATAAATCGAATCTGTGTCCGAGGCGATAACATAATCTATTCCAGTAGTCTTTAAAAGTTTATTCATATACTCATTTAGCTTGTTTTCAATCCAACGAATTGATAACTGGCCAGCCAGAGTTACAGCCAATGCTTGTCGCAAATCATAGAAGCGGAAGTATTGTGAACCAAGAGCACCATAAGCTGAATTTAATGAAACTTTCTTTGCTAGTTGTAGATTATTATATCGAGCAATCTTCTTTTCTATTTCATATAATTTAGTTTTGTCTTTTTCGTTTTCGTAGTCTTGCTTTGCTTTCAGCATTAACTTCTTAAACTTCTTTCTATCTTCATACATTTCTTCCAACATCGTAGGTAAGAAACCTTGTTTGTCAGTACGGAAGAATTGACCATTTGGTGTGAGTGTAACATCACTTAATTTTGAAGTATCAACATCTTTGTTCAGCATCTTTTCAACAGAAACACCATTCATAATCACATCACGCATTTCATCTGTATAATCAGATGGCTCAATTAATGTTTCTGGTGAAATGTTATACTGCATCATCAAATGAGGATACAAACTGTTCAAGTCAAACGATGCAACCCAATTGTGTAGGCCAACTTGTGGGTCTTTAACATATGCACCTTCAAATGCGGATGTTTTATCTTTAACAACTCTTGGTGGCACAACAATCTTTTTATCTAAAAGATATGAGTATGTCATAGAATCCCACATACGAGTTTGTGCGAACACATCAT